GTAGTAACAGTTGTATCATTAATATTATCAGGATTCAAACGAAAAGGAGATGAATTTTTTATAAAAGAAGTTAGAACAACCAAAAACAAAGTTTTTGAATATAGAAATTTGACTATAAATGATGATTTTTCCTCAGGGAGGACCCTGAGATAATTATATATCTTTTTTCAAATCCTTTTGTCTCTTATTATTAATATCCCATTGTTTTTTATACTCTTTTGAATTTCCATACCACTGTTTTGCAGCATTGAGTTTGGTTCTTTCTTCATGAGCTTTTTGTTGCTGCGTTTCATACTGTTGACACCACTTAGATTGATTGTCTATAATATGTTGAAATAATTTATCGTCCATTAAAACTATAAATTATTAATAATTAATATATTTAAATACTTATGTCTCTTATTATTCATATTATTCTTACTAAAATAACTAAAATCAAAAAATGTAAACATTATATACTCTTACATTAAATCTATTACAAAACATTTCTATTATAAAATCAAGTTCATAAAAGAGATAAAGAGACAAATGATACCTTATGTTAAGAATTAAGTATTTGAATGATCATATGATTTTATTAGAATAGGTTCCAGTTAAACAATTCAAGAAATTATTAGGTTCTCTTGTCCATACCATAAAGTAGTATCTACCACGCCATTCTTTTACTGCACATATCGTAAGTGTTTTCAAGTAGAAACCTAAAGAAGCCATTTTTTTAATACGAACCGGAGTCAGAGAGTTGAATACATAATCCGATACTAATAATGCGATACCTTTTTTAGCTTTAGTTGCAAAATGTAAAAGTAATATAAAGATTGCATTTTTAAGGACACCTTTATCATTTGAGATTTTAAAGGGAGGATTTGTAATAACCCAGTCATATTCACCTACATAATTTTTATAGTCTCTCCCTTTGGTTATCTCTGTCCAGTCTTTTTCAACAAAAGAAGGAAATGCGTCATAAAAGGCATTTTTGCCTGTGAATGGTTCATAACATTTGTCTCTTTCTACTAATGGGATGAACTGCATTAAATCTTTTGCGAGTTGTTTCGGGGTTTGATGAAAGTCATAAATATCGTTTCCAATTTCATAACCAGTATTATTAATACACGTTTCCATTTGTTAATTTGTTATATTAAAAAAATATAATAAATTTATATTAAATCCATTATTGGGAACCTTATATTAAGATTTTACAAATTGCATTCATGACAGCAAGTATCCTCTAATATATTATAATTAGTGAGGTCAATTATACCTGAGGCTACCAACTGGTTTAATACATTTTGCTCAGTATATTGTTGATGCTTTTTGCTTTTAATGTGATGAGCAAGAGACATCTTAGAACCTGTCCAACCACATTCACAGTTTACTTTAATTGCGTAATGAGATTGACATGCAGTGCGATTATAATCCATTTTTTTGGATTGCAGAACATTCAACTTAACTCTTGGAACACGAGTATTAAGAGTTGGTTCAAATAGCTTATAGAGCGAATATTCAATAAAAGATGCTGCGGTTTCTGTGCAAATTTCAGTATGAATGCATTTGCAAATCCAATTAGAGAAGCCACCATTTTCAGAAATGCACTTATATAATTTCAGGTCGCTATCATTTGTTTTCATTTTGTGAAAGGATATACGAGCCTCAAAATGAGTTGTGCGCCCAATATAAGAATCGTTTACTTCTTCGTCTTTACAATAAATGCGATAAAAGTAGAATTTTACAGATGGCTCAGTTGCTTGTTCCTCTTCTTTAAGTTGATTCATATTATATACTATAAAAATATAATAAAATCCTCAAATAATCTAATTACAACTAATTATTCCTTAATCTTTGGATTGAAGAATTATAATCATTTATATTGTCTATTATATTTGAATGTCTACCATTTAAAATGAGACACTCAAATAAAATTCTGCTAGGAATACAGTTATATATTTTTGTTAATTCTTCTGTTGTAAGGTCAGAAAAGTATTTATCCCTATATACTTTGTTTGCATCTATGTAATAATAACTGCAACTACGACTTCCAATATCCATACGTTTATTGTTTGCAAAATAGAGGCGAATTCTATGACTAGAAGAAGGAGATTTTTCATAATTAATAATAGTAGAAGAAACTAAAAATGTTGTAACAGTAGCAGACATATTATATATAAACATTTAATTAGGGAGACTATTAACTAGACAATCTTAATGCATTATATATAGAAGATACTACAGGTTCAGATAAATTTGACCTTATTTTTCCTTTGTTTATTCCTGTCTGAAATGTATCTTTTACTGAAATTTCATTTGATTTTTTAAATCGGTCTAAGTTAAATTTTCCTTCTGAAATTGCATTATTGATTTCTAGAATCATATCTATCTTGCTAGGCTGGGGTTCTTCTACTAAAGTGTAAGGTTTTTTTGTTCTTTTTACTTTTGGTAGGGCTGATTCAGGTTGTCCTTGTAATTGTTCTTTGTATAAACGTAGTTGTTCTTCATTAGCTAATTGTTGTTCATAAGCGCCCATAATTTCTTCTTGTTGTTGCTGTGCTGCGGCGGCGGCGGCGGCTCGGCTTTGTTCTTGTTCTGCCTCTGCCTCTGCTAAAGAAAAGGTGGAGGATTCTGGTGGAGGTTCAAACTGGGGTTCAACTCCTTCAGGGGTAAGAGTCCATTGGTCAGATGACAATGCATCAGGCTTTAATCCTATCTGATCTTGGCTTTCTGAAATAGTAATACCGTCATCGTAGTATGGATCGTTAATTGTAGGTGGTTTACTGAAATATGCATATAACGTTTTGCTTCCAAGGTCACTCGGCTTATTATACTTAGGCGCAACAAAAGTAGGTGGTTTTGTATAACTATATTCAACTTCTTCTTCTTCTTGGAATCGTCCTGTTGGTAAATACTTTCCAAATTGAGATTCAATCTTCTGCGCTAATTTACTAGGTTTAAAAGGGTCACCTTGAATTAGCCGCTGAGGTAGTATAGGAGGAACCTTTTTTGGCGCGTCAAAAGTAGGAGCTGCTTTAACTGGTTCAGGAGGGAGTTGCGCAGATGGAACACGTGGAGGTGGGGGTGGAAGTGGAGATGGAGTAGGAGCAGAGTATCCGCTTGTAAATACTACGGCGTCTTGCTGTGCGTATGGACGCATAGGAGCAGAACCGCTTGCCCCTGCACTCTTTGCACCTTTGTCTCCTATGTTTACTCGGACAATCTGCTGGGTCTTTGGTTTAAGTTTTTTAATAAGTTTTAAAATTTCTGCATTGGTTAGTGGTTTTTTCTTCTTTCTTTTTTTATCAGGCATATATTATCACTAGATATTATTTTAATTGCAGTTCATTAAAATTCTTATACATACGACCATTAAACAAATCAATATCCAGATGTTGATATGGTTCTGTAAAGCAGTAGTCATACAATTCTTGCTGCTTGTCTTTTGGGATTTGAAAAACTTCTTTTGCGACAGAAACCCATTCCTCTGTATTTTTTGGCTTGAATACGGTGATGTAATTCATTTGCTTTCTTAAAATTTTTGGTAACATCAAATATGACTGCAGTGTAAATACCCATGAGCAACTAATGTGTCGTGTCTTCAATATCATTTTATTAAGTGCCTTAACTAAATGTTTATCTTTAAGTGAACCTCCCATATCATCTATAATAATAAGAGAGTTTTCCATAGCACAATCCATAGTCAAACATTCCTCTTTAATTGATAGCAGCTCTTCTTCAATCTCTTCTAGTATATCCTCATCTATATCGTGAAACACTTTATCATGCTTTTCAAATGGGTGCTTGTGCACAGACAAGAAAGAGGTGAGCGGAGTAAATACATAAACGTTATCAAATTTACCACGGTAGTAATCCGAACTTTTAAAAAAGTTTAAGAGCATACTTGATTTACCAGAACCGCCTGAACCGCTAATAGCCCAAACAAAACCGTTACGACAAGGCAGGTTACGATTAATCCCATCTAAAAATATATTCATAGCTTCTTTTATAGGAGGCATCTTCTTCAGGTGTGCGTCTATTTCAATAATACTCATATATCATTGAAATAGATTATATAATTTTCAAATGTAACAAATGTAACAAGATCTTTATTTTTTAACATACAACAGAGCTTGCATAGATGAGTTCCCCATAGCGGTAGCTGTCTTTTGCAACTCGCTTAAATCAATGTCTCCGAATTTGTTAGTTAAATAAATATGGCGAAGCATACTTGTAGATATTTTCCTGTCAAATATTTCATTGAGTCTATGTGTCATTTGAGGCGATGACAGAGGTTGTAACTTATTATCAAAGAGAACATAGTCGCATCCGTCTGGTATGACTTTGAACCATTTGTTGAGGATTATTTTTAATGGTTTTGAAATCTCGCATTCTTGCTGTCCGTATGATTTCGCAGTTTTATAATTCTGAAATATGAATTTCCCTGCTTTGATGTCAACATAGTTATCAGTCGCCTTATCAATGTTTCGCCATTTCATATTTCCGAAATCAATTGAGCGCCTGGGCGCTTGAAATAGTCCACCTGTAAGTGCAAGTATAACCCATTTCATAATGTCATTCAAATCCGTTGGAGATAAGCGTGTCTTTTTGAGGCAGTGTTTGGCGTTTGCTTCAAGTGATGCAAATATGGTTTCAATCTCAGATGGTTCAATCATGCCTTCTTCTTGAGATGGGGTCTTTTCTTGTTTCAGTTGTAATGCGTTGTATTCGTGTATATCATCCATCATCACTTTCGTATAATCTGAGTTACCTGTTAATACAGATAATCCTGCAAGCATTGTTTTTCTTTTGTTAAATGGGATTTCCTTTAAATGAGATAGTATTCGTTTAGAATCGTCAAATTTATCATAATCATAATCAGTGTCGTTATAACATTTGTCATATACACTCTTAAGAACAGACTTGTATGTCTTAATAGAACCAGCGGATAGATGAGGTCTATTATCTTTAACTTTTGCAATGATGGCGTCCATATATATTGCTTAAACATAATAAATTTGGTTAAACACAATTAATAAGCGCATTTCCAAACATCAAAACTAAGGAAGATGTTAGAAGTCGGTGTTGTAAACTCTTGATTAGTGAGGAGACTTTGAATACGTATAGTCATATTGCATATTTGAGCTTCTAATGTAAATGTCATAATATTTGATGTATTACTTCTTATAATGACTGGAACCGCGCTAGATGGAAATGGTCCATTAAAAGATGCATATGGAATAAGTTGCATCTTGGTTCCACCACCTTTGTTAATAGCGGTTTCGTAATTCTGGAATCGCATTCCAGAAGAATATATATTGTATATACTTCCACGAAGAAGTCCACCAGTTCCAGCGAGAGATGTTGCCATCTGTGCAAATTTGAAGACAAGGTTATATTTTGCACCAAGTTCAAAGTTTTCTCGTCCTAGGATTGCATACATATCAAGGTTGTTTGTTTCAGTAGTAACTGCTAAGTAGTAAGCATTTATAGTAGAGCATTTTGAACTGCCGAGAGAAATACAAGGAGGAGGAGATATTACAACGGGGAAAACGTCAAAGTAAAAAGCAAAACGAGGCATCAATGTTCCAGCTGCCATATCGGGAGGAAGAAAATTTGCGTTCAACATAGAAATTGTCAAATCCGCTGTCTTTTGTTTATAGAATGTTGTTATAAATGATTCTTCAAATAATGTGTTTGCTGCTATTCCTTGAGTTAATGTTATGCATCCAATACTTGCACCATTTGTATTGCATCCCCTAATTACATCATAGTTTGAACCAACCCAATTAAGTCCTGACATAATAAAGGTAATTCCCCTATCATTTGGAGTTACACCGTAAGGATTCAGTGATGAATTTGTTAATGACTTAAGACGGAGATTAAATACATCGTGTTTATTATATAAATCACCTAGTATATCCTCTAAATTTATTGAAAACCATGTATGAATAGTGCGATTTACATTAATAGTGCCTGCAAGATTTGTTATAGGAAAAATTCCTGGAGTATCTTGTATTGCGATGTCGTTACTTTTGATAGAAAAACTTGCCCTTTCAGAAATGTATTGCATGTATATATTAACGACTAGACAATATATTCATTGAACGGGTGTAATAATAAATGAAAACGATAGTTGAGGAAAGATGGTTCCAATATTCATATCGGGATATGTTCCCAATGTTGTATATAAGTTGATAGTAATATCTGTTGTGACACATTTTCTGAAAGTGCAACAATATAAAGATTCAATGTTTCCTACACTAGCGACTGCTTGCCCTTCATATGTTACACCCTGCATAACAGTTTCAGTTGTCATATTTCCTGTAATTATATTGTAATTTGAATAAACCCAATCTAATCCAGACATAGCAATCCGAACCATCCTGTCATCTGCGGTTGCTCCATACAGAGTTGTTCCAGTTTCATAACCTGCTGATACAAGTTGAATATTGAATATTTCGTAATGATTGTATAACTCGCCAAGTAAGTTTCTTATATTTATTGCATTCCAAGTGATAGAAGTTCTATATTGATTAATAGAACCAACCGTATTCGTTAATGGATAATCACCGATTGTATTTGAGTTTGAAATACTTTTTGTATTTAATTTGAAGATGACTTTTGCTGTATTGAATTCCATATATTTCTGCTATATTTTAAATTATAATCTAATCTGTATATTATAGATGAATAACGTTCGTATCGTCGCTCAGATAAACGAACCACTACAAGCAGATTTGACTGCATTAACACCTGTGACACCTGTGACACCTGTGACACCTGTGACACCTGTGACACCTGTTGTAAGCACATTGAATTTATCTGGCATAAAAGGATATACTGAAAAGCGTAAATCATTAAAGCTTCTTAAACTGAAATCAGATACGGTTGCAGAATTGCATAAAGCGTTTGCTATTTTTGATCTATCCGAATTACAATTGAATCACTCGCTAGTTTTGTTTGTAGCACAAATCGTAGAAGACATTTTTAATAAACGGGGACAAGGAGACATTAAGCGTCAAATTGTTATTGAGGTCTGTTCTAAATACTTCAATGGCGAATCCGCCCTGATTGAGATGGTTCTGGATTTGGTATTTGATAAGATTATTAAGACTACATTATGGAGACGTAATAAGCAAAGAATGAAGAATTGTGTCGTATTTTTTTTTACGATATTTGGGCCGAGCATTCAGACGAACTTGTCGAGCAGATTAAAATTATAATTAAAGCATTGATAGTTAAGTATTGTTACATTTTGATTCTTGCCCTGATAATTTAAAGTGTGGTTTGAATCCAAGCACTGCCAGTGCAAAGGAATACAGTATAAAAAGCGGTTGCAAGAAAACTGACATTTGCAGTTGCAGTCAATGACGCAACGGCATACATTACTGTTGCACCTCCTGTTTGATTAAATGTAGTTCCTCCCACTGATGTTGTAATACGGCGAAATTGAACCATAGTCCCATTTAAAGAAGTAGAAGCAGTTGGTAATGTCACGGCTATTGCTGCACTTTGTGTTATTAAATACAATTGAGCAAGAGGCGTTGTTAAAGTCCTTGTTGTAGTTATAGTGCCGCCCAAATTATATTGTAATCCTCCTTGAAATTTGCAATCACCATAAACATCAACTTGTGATGTTGTTAGTTTTGGAGTATATGTAATCGCATCCAATAATACACTAGATGTATTTTTACATTGTATATTTGTTCTTGTATTATAATCTACATAAATTGTTCCAGCAACAGCACCCCCAGAAGCATATGGTCTATTTGTATTCATATAAGAAACCCCAGTTGTTGATTTAGCGGATGTGCTAACCAATGCATTCGGAGTTATTGAATAGACGCCAAGTCCTAAATCAGCTGTTATATAAGTCCCCAATACAAATCTAGTTCCTATAAATGTAGTCATAAATGAACCAATCGTTAGTGTGTCGTTGCATTGAATTGTGCTAAGAGATTGAACTTGAATTGCAGGCGTTGATGTAGTAGTTCCATATAAATAATAGTTACTGTTATATGGATTATTAAAAGGAATTTGACCAGAAGCACTCATCCCAGTAATAATTGGTCCTGATAACTTACCATACCCCGCAACTACCCCTACCGCATCAGTTCTTACAATACAACTTAAATTAACACTCGGAACTAATCCAACAAAACTGGTTGAAACATTATTTAATGAATTATTGATAATATTTAATTGTGTATCGTATTGGTCAATTGTAGTGCTGTATGTTGACCCATTACTCATAATGATATTGCCTGTGAATGTTTTATCTGATGTGATTGTCTGGATTGTATTTGTGGTTACATAATTTGTTGGAATCACTGGAATTACTGAATCAACATAATTTTTATTAACTAGTTGAGTTCCTGATGTAACAAGAGCACTACAAACTGGGAGATTTTCAAAAGTGCAATTTGTAGAGTTAATTATTAAAGGAGTAGTGCTTATTGAAGCATTTGAAGTTTTTAAAATTATAGAACCGTTGGAAGCTAAATTATCAATTGTATAGTTTGGACTTATATATGTATGTCTCGTATAATTCAGTCCACTTACAGAATCTAATATATTAATCTCTTCTGCAGAAACACTATTACCATTAATTGAAACTGTTTTATTTGTAGAACCCACTTTTGAAGTAAACAGATAACCACCTGAATTATAATTTTGTGTCATTTCAAACAGATTACTGATAGCATTTTGTTTTATTGTAGTATTTTTTGAGGTTCCATCATCCATAATAATATTACTTGTAAATGTTTTATTTGATGTTATTGTTTGTGATGTATTTGTAGTCACATAATTAGTTGGAAATACTGGAATTACAGAATCAACATAAGTTTTGTTAACTAATTGAGAACCTGATGAAACAACAGCACTACATACGGGAAGAATTGAAAACGTATTTGTCCCGAGAAATGTTTGGCTTGCAGTCAGTGATGCTTTATCTCCGAGTGATGTTGCGACAGTTGTTGCAAAGTTTGGATCATCACCAAGGGCAGCTGCTAACTCATTCAATGTGTCAAGCGTAACTGGAGCAGAATCTACAAGTGATGCAACTTTATTATCAACATATAATTTATTCGTGACATCCGTATTTCCAAGAGCGGCATAACTTGTCCGAATATAATTGGAACCTACGGTTACGTTATTATCAATGGTTGTTAAATCTCCAACTGCATCATAAGTGATACCAGTTGTTGCTTGTTGTAATAATGTAATGTTGTTAGTATTAATTGGAACTTGCGCAAGAGTAAAGGATACATCAACCCCGTTAACTATAAGAGTGCTTGTATTAGTAGTGTCACTTATAATAGAGTCTGCAACAATAGATGATAACCCTGTTACAGTTGGAACATTTGCTAATTTGTAACCTAATCCGTTAATCATATATGATAATGAAATATTATAATATATTAGAGTTTCCTTAATGCTCCCGATTGTTTAACCAAAGATTGACGGAGAAAAGAGGTTTAACCTGTTTAACCCGTCAATTAATTTAAATTCGTTTAAACAAAGAGGTTTAAACGAGTTAATCAATGAATAAAAATATTTTATTTGACTGTTTAAATAGGTTAAACCTCTATTTACGGTCAATTAAATTAAATTCGTTTAAACTTTCAACAAGGTTAAACTTTTTACAAGGTTAAACAATCAATTTTCAGTTAAACCATATACGTCGGCCGCCGTTTATGGAATAATTATTAATTATTTAATTTGTCTCAATATAGGGTATATTTAAAATCGGATTTGAGCTTGCCCATTCTCGCAGATGATCACAGCGTGATGCAAGCAATAATAATCAAGTCTCACAGCAGGGGCTCCTGCGTTAGCTAAGAAAATTAAGTTATGGTAAATATCTTCAGTAGATGTGTTGCGACCAGAAAACATTTGGTCTTGGGATGCACTTGGGAACGAAACCAATTCTTGTCCAACTCCGAAAGCACCAGCAATAGAAGTTAAATTGTTGGCAGTAGTGTTGGGGGTCTCTGTGGTAGCAACTGGAGCAGCTAGAGTATCATAAGTGTAAAGAGAAATAAGAGGAGAGTAATCCAAAGCGTAAGGAGACCCTAATGCTGAGCAATACTGGTTGAACATGGTTTGATGGTCTGGAATACCAGTAGTGGTTGTTCCTGGGTGGCGAGTAGGAAGGGATTCGCTGCCGAATTGATACCAATATTCCGAAATATTGTAGTTGTTTGAACCAAAGGCATCAAACGTAACAACTCCGCTAGAATATTGGCGAATTGTATTTATGATTGCTTGAACTGAAGAATACTTAAAAGGCACTGGGGCAGACACGTTTGTCACTGCATTCTGCAGCTGAGCATTAAACACTAAGTTAGCATATCTGTCGACTGCCATTGTTAAAGGAGCTCCCATCTGACTAGACTGGATCACATTTAAAGCTTGGTCTGAAAGTTCAATAAACGAACCATTGAATTCCACATTGGAAAGGGTAAATCCTGCAAAGGCAGTAAGAGACACAATTGGTATCTGGGCATTCGCCACCAACTGCAATTCCAGTCTCAATGGGGCAGATGTCATAGCAAAAAGGGGCAAGTATTTATCACCTAGAGAGCCAAGGATGGACACAAGAGGAACACAAAAAGTCTGAAATACTGTATTAGCACCCGCAGCTATATCAGCAGCCCCACCACCTGCGGCATAAGCAGTATTACTTATACGTCTACCTCTCAAGGCATTCAAGTTATATACGTTGTTAATTGAAATTGCGCAGGATTCCTCAAATCCTTCTGTAACACTGCCCTTGTAAGAAACATTATCAGCAGAGCGTTGATGAGTGCATAACTGAGCTACTAAGTTACCGTAATTATCCACATCTTCAAGCAATGTGGACCCGTGAAATAATCTTAATCTCTGAATAAAACCATGGGCTCCTGCCTTGCTCAAACGAGACCATGTATTGATAGCAGCGCCGTTGGTCGCGACCATACTAAACTTGAGGTAACTATCATGAGGGGACATCACAGTGTTACGGTTGCAAGGAATGTTAATAATAATAACATCATTAACACCATAGTTCTGGGCACCTTGGGGTTGCATAGATGAAGTATAGGGGCGAGCGCCCATAGAATCTACTTTGTTCTGGTATAACAACTGTTTGGGAAGAGCGGACATATTATATATTTATCGCTAGATAAAAATATAATCAATATGAATTAATAATGAACTAACAAAAGAACCCGCTATAATCTATATGCGGAGTATTTGATACAAAGTCTTCTTCGTCCTCAATAGGCTTAGCTGTTCGCTTAAGTGCTCCTTTTTTACTTTTGCGCTTAATGATGATAACCTCATCACTGCTATCACTGTCTCCTTCTTCTGATTCAGGCTCAATCACTTTTGGTATAACCTTTCTCCTTTGCACTTTTGGAGTTTGAATTTCCTTAATCTTTGGAATCGCCTTAATCTTTGGCTTAACAATAACTTCTTCTACAGGTTCATCTTCTTCCTCCTCCTTTTCTTCTATCTCAAATTGGATGGGTTCCGCTTTTGGGGTTGCCTTTATATAGCCTTCTTTTTGTAAAAGTGCGCGTTGTGCCTCCAAAATCTTATCTTGTTTTCTCGCTTCTGCCTTTTTAGCTCGTATCTCCTGCATAGCTCTGAAATTTTGCATTTGTTTTTCTGACTGAGGTGGTCTCGTTTTCTTTTGCTTAAGTAATGGCGTTTTTTCGGTTTTTTCGGTTTCTGAAATATCTGCCATTTACATTAAAGGGAGATAAAATTATTGACGGTTTAAATAGCGATTGGTTATATAAACGGTCAAAGTATGGTTAAACTTATTGGGGTTTGTATACTTTTGCACGTGCTTTTATAATCTCCTTAAGTTCTTTCATTGGTTGAGTTAGCATTGGGGGTAAGGGCATATCAACACCCCGCATATTACCAACGAGTCCACTCTTTTTAATAAGGCTAGGCTTCATATAATTACTGCTAGATATTTATTTACGCTTGGAATGCACTACGGACTCCTCGGATTTCATCCTGTGCCTGAGCTTCTAGTGCCTTTGCTCGTTCGCCAACTTTTTCAACCTTGGCACCAGCTTTTGCAGCAACATTTGATACTCCAGTGCTTGCCTTTGCTCCAAGTGATGCTAATTGAGTCTTTCCCTTTCCAGTTGCAAGTCTCGCATCAGCTCCTACATTCTGCACCTGTTTCAATCCAGATGCGCCTCCTTTAAGCCCAGCGCTAATCGCGCCAAGCCCAATACCCAAGCCCGGAACCATTGATGCTAAACCAGTTGTTTGAAGTGCATCAATCACACGGGCTCCCTTAAGCAATCCTTGTTTAACGGACCCAATGGCGCCACTTGCTCCTTCAATACCCTTCTCCACTTTTCCAATCACATTCTGTCCGAGGTCTATTCCCTTGGCAATTCCCTTTTGTGCTTTGTCCTCTAGGGATACAATTTTCTTACCTATTCCGCTTGCAGTATTTGATACTTTTTGACCGAGGCTTTTGATAGACGATGATAGCTTTTTTCCTAGTCCCATTATGATATACAATAAGATAAAAACAACAACCAAGTTCCCTTAATAAGTCAGTTGAATTGTTGCTGTCCAGTTTGCGCCATTCAAATCTAACAAATCTAAATCTTGGTCTAGTAACCTTATCTGTAATGATGCAAAGTTTTTTATAGTATTAATACGCTCGTGCAGATTAAATACATTGTAATATGACAGCACACTATTCTGACTTGTTGTAATTGGAATGCTTACCAATATGCTAGGGTTATTCTCTGATACATTGCTTGTTTTGTTATTGGTTATAAGATTTGATATTTCTATTAATATAGCTTGAATTGTAAAAAAGTTAATGCATAATGCACTTGTTAAAGTAAGTCCACTACTATTATATGTTTGATCTTCAATAAATCCTAGTAACTCAAAACATGTGCTACTTGATTTAAATGAAAACGCATTTGTTGCATGTGTAAATGTATATTTATTTGATTGACTATTAAACGTGATGGTAAACCCAGTCATAACTGTTGTAAGATATGTTAATAATGTGTTTACATTATAATTAGATGGAGGTATCACTAGATTAATATTTGGAGCTCCTGCAACTGAATAAACAAGTAGATTGTTTATATCATCTACATTATAAAAAGTTCCAGGTATTTGAGCTGACTGAACAGAGACAAATATTTCACCATCATCTATTGGTAGGTTGCTAAAGTCATAGATACAATTACTTGTTCCATTTAATTGCTTTAGCGCAAATTTGGAGTTAATATACAAATTAATTGTATTGTTTTTTTGTAGAGCCATATTATAATGAGTGAAGAAGATAAACCTATACATATAGATTCAGTTTCAGAACCAGAATCAGAACCAGAACCATACGAACCATTTCGCTATTACACTGCTGTATCTGATAATTATAGACTTGATTGGAATATGTTATTTTATAAAATAGAAGATAAAGATGGCTATGAGCTTGATTGGAATAAACTGATTTACAATGAAGAACAATTAGCCGAGTTTACTTTGCAAAAAAAAGAAAAAATAGTTAGGACAGAACTCGCTGACTTTCTTTTTAAACCTCCCTCTGAACGTTCTGCAATGGAACGATTCTTTCTTTCCCAGTCAGGGTTTTGTAATGGAGATGAAAAAGACGAGACTGATACCGAGTATGATAAAATCGTTGAAAATATGGTTGTATTGAATGCGTGAATATCTCAGGGGGGAGCCTGAGGTTTAATAACAAATTTGTTAGGTTTGTTAGTTCATTTTATAATCTTGTATAAATATATGTCATACCGTATAACACCTTATACATTACAACGTGCATATGAGCTGGGATTAAAGGTAAGCAAAAGTGACAATCCAAAATACAAAATTAAGGTAAGCAATAGTTCAGGCAAGTTTCTTTTTAATGGAGGCGACCCAAAATACAGTGATTACCCTACATACATTCAAACGCATGGAAAAGATTATGCGGATACTAGAAGGCGATTATATCGTGCAAGACATCAAAAAGAAATAAACAACGTAGGTTCAAGGGGAGCTATTATTGCGGATCTATTATGGTAAAACATTAAAAAACTTAAACATTATATTTAAAAATACTTAAATATAATTTCTATATATAAGGTATATTAAGGAATAATGGAAAGAATTTATATTTGCAGATGTGGTTGTAAAACTTTTACTATTGAACAAAGACGAAAGCATCTTAGGTCTAGATTACACGCTTTATATCAGAAACAAATTGAATATATAAGTAAAAACGATTTAAATATATTTTCTCAATATAAGATATATTAAGGAATAATGCCGAATACTCCCGCAAAAGCTGCTGCAAACAAAAGATGGTATGAATCTAATAAAGCAAAGCATAATGCTATATGTCATCAACATTGTGTAAAATATTATGCAACCCATAAAGAACAACTTTGTGAAAAAGCAAG